AGTCAAGAAAGAATACGAGTCCAGAATGAAGGTAGAAGTTGAAGACAACAGACTGCGTGACAACGTGGAACACAGAGCTGCTGTATGCAATGCGTGCAGACCCTTCTCTACGTACAAGGACTTGGGAAAGCTGTGGGATAGAGACCACGCAACCATTGTCCACTATAGAAGAGAACATGAGGGATTGTTAAGATTCTCTCCTGCTTACAGAGCGAAGTATGGGGTGGCCCTAGCTTGTGTTCAACACATATCCCTAGAGATGGACGTCAGCCCTATCAGCAACACCTACATCAATGGTGAAGAACAGCTGAGAGTGTTGGATGAAATTCTTTCTTGGGTTGGAGAACTGAGAGAAAAAGTTTCCAATGCCCTTGAAAAAACTGATATGAAAACTTACCTTCGCGATGTCGAAGTTCTAAATGAAAACGAAACCTAAATTCAATTACATGTCAAATTACAAATTCAAGACCACGAACATTCGTGGCAAGCAGTACGTTGAAGTCAACGAACGCATCAAGTTTTTTCGTCAGGAAGAACAGTACAAAAACTGGGCAATTCACACTGACTTTCCTGTGCTCGATTCCGAACAGGCGTTGTGTAAGTGCACGATCACCACACCAGAGGGAGCTGTTGTCGCTCAGGGTCACGCTCACGAGGAGCGGGGTTCGTCTAACATCAACAAGACTTCTTATGTGGAGAACTGCGAAACCTCAGCAGTTGGACGGGCGCTAGCCATGCTCGGCATTGGCATCGACACCTCCATTGCTTCGGCCAACGAGGTTGAAGACGCCATCGCCAAGCAACAAAGCATGGTTGACAACCCGCATGTACAACAGCTTTCAAAGAGGCTGGATGCTCCGGTGGAGAACATCATGGACAAGGCAGTTACTTACATCAAGAGCGAGTCAGACAAGCAGAAAGCGTTTGACGCGGTGATGAAGAAGTACAGCACACAACTCACAGAAAAGCAAGTAGCAGGGTTGAAGAAGTTCGTGCGTTAATGCACATATCGATGAACAAGGGGGGCATCTTCGTCCCCCTTGCCAACCGAGGGAAAGACAAGAAGCTTATCCCTTGGAAGCACATAAAGAAAAAGACTGTGCATGAATCGGTCAAGCACTGCACCTCGCCGAAGAATGACATCGACGTGTGGCTTGTAGACAAGACCATCAAGGGACAGAAGTTAGAGCGCCTATTCAGCACGGAGCGTGAAGCTCTGAAGGCCTTGGACATATTCCTTATCAAGCACGGACAAGAACCTAGACACATTTTAAAACGTACAACATGACAATGCGAGAGCAACTACAGGAGCGCGTGGGCAAGCCTCACCTCTCCTACTCATCACTCAAGTACGCACTCGGAGACATGAAACTCTGGGAGATGTACATGCGTGGACAACTCAAGAAAGAATCAGAAGCTTTGTTCTTTGGTTCTCTGTACGACATGTTGTTATTTGAACCTGAGAAAGCGAATGAACTTTACTACTCTCTTGATGATGCTAGCATCTGTGACGACATCGGTGGTCGCAGCCCTCGCTCTACAAAGAAGTACAAAGAATGGAAGGCGGAGCAGGCGGAGAAAGCGCAGGGCAAGGAACTGGTTAGCAAAGAGGACTGGACGAAAGCGCACGAGATGATTCAACGCCTCAAGGACTGCGGTCTCTACGACAAGAGGTTTGCAGGAGGCAAGTATCAAGTGGAGTTCAATGTGGACTACGACGGCATCCCGCTCAAGGGATTCCTCGACTGCCTACAAGACGACTTCATCGTGGACTCCAAGTCTTCGCGCTCGATCAACAAGTTCAAGTGGGATGTGCGTGCATTCAGTTACGATATCCAAGCGTATGTGTACACCAAGGTCTTTGACATCAAGGAGTTTTGGTGGGTCGTGCAAGAGAAGAACTATCCGTTCTATCCTGCAGACGTGAAGTGTTCAGATGAAACCCTCTTCAATGGAGAGATGAAGTTTCATGAAGCGTTGGAGAACATTAAAACATGGCTCGATGGAGACACAGAAACGATAACACACTATGCGGAATTTGTTGTGTAAGTTTCTCGACATTGTTTTTTTTGTTCTATCTATTTACATTCTAGACATTTTTTTAACCCAAATTTTTTATCGATGAGTGATAAACAATATGATTCAGTACTCGTAGGGTACGCCGAAGAACCTCGTTACACCGAGGATGGTCAACTCATGAGCTGGAACGTCCGCTTCAAGGACACCGAGCTCAAGGAGATGATTGAGAAGTATGCTACTTCTCGCAACGAACAAGGTCAGGGAGGTAATCTTTACGTGACTATGTTCATGTCCAAGAACGGGAAGCCTTGCTGCCGTGTGTTCGATCCTAACAGCGCAGCTGCTAAGGAACGTCGCGCTGCCAAGCAAGCTGCAGCCACAACCGATGAGGTGCCCTTCTAAGAAGGCTCCTATCTACTACATGACCGCTCGTGTCGCCTTCAAGAAACGCAAGGTTGTACACGAGCGTGTCATGTGGGTAGTCTCTGTGTTCGAGAATCCCAACGATATACGTAACTACGACCAGAAAACAATGACTCGCCTAGAGCAAGAGCTCTTTGGTAAAAACAGCAAGTCTGACAAACACGTTATCGTGAGGGAGATTCTTACCAAGAAATTCATTTCTAATTCCAACCTCACGCTAGATGAACACAAGAAACAAAATCAAAAGCAAATGCAAGAAGCTGGAGGAACTGCTTCTAAGTAAGAATGCAAAGTATGGTGATGCTGCCATGGAGCCGCTCAACATATTCTTCAAAGGCAACTCTGTGGCCAGCATTCAGGCACGCATTGACGACAAGCTTAAACGCATTATGAATGCGGGTGTCATTGACGACACCGAGGACACGCTTCAAGACCTCGCAGGATATATTATTCTCCTAATGATCGCCAAGGAAAATGCAAGTAACGATATTCAAAGACGTCTTCGACAAGACGAATCCACATCACATAAGTCTCAGGACAGCACTCTTGAGGATTCGGGATGGGAAGTCGCGTACTCTGGTATCTGAAGTCCGTAGCGGTGACAAAGACAAGAAGAAGGAGCTCCCCGTTGTTTGTTTCAGCGGGGAGTTTTCGTCGCGTGCCGATGACGCGCTCTTCGAACATTCGGGATTTATTGTTTTGGACTTTGACCACGTTGACGTTAACGCGACCAAGACGTCCCTTGCCACGGATGATTTCATTCATTCATGCTGGACTTCGCCTAGCGGAACGGGTGTCAAGGCGCTTGTCAAGATAACAAATCCAGAGAGGCACAGGGATCACTTCCGGGCGATCATCAAGTACTTCGAGAGGACACATGGACTCGCTCTCGATGAGTCAGGTATCAACGAGTCTCGCGCATGCTTCGAGTCTTACGACCCAGACATCATCATCAAGGATGATTGCAAAAAGTTTGGTGCGTTTACAACAGAGCATGCAGAAGCTCAGGTTCCAACCAACGAGTCGTATGACCACACTGACTACATGAAGCTCAACCTAGCTTGTCGCATGATTCGACAGGCAGAGGATGGGGAGAAGCATGTTATGTTGATGAGGGCTTCTCGTCTTGTGGGTGGATTCATTGGTGCTGGACGTATCGAGGAAGAAGAAGCAGTCAGGGTTCTCCATAGAGAGATATGCAAGAGAGACATCGACTCGGAGTCTCAAGCATTGAACACAATCATCGATGGCATTGAGCACGGAAAGCAGATGCCTATCCGAGAGCTCATCGATGAGGAGAAAGCGGCTCAAAGGGAGTTGCTCATCAACGATGGGGACATGTCCTTTATCTCGTCTGACGACTCTGACTTCAGGTGGATTGACGACTACTCACAGGGGAAGATTGACCTAGGTCTGGACACTGGAGACTCTCGGCTCGATGAGTTCTTTAGATACAAGAAGGAGTTCACCATCATCAATGGTCACTCCAATGTGGGTAAGACGACAACTGCTTTGTACCTCATTGCCAACTCAACTATCAGGCACGGATGGAAGTGGGTGCTGTACTCTTCGGAGAACAGAACCGCATCCCTAAAGATGTCGTTGATGCAGTTTGCGATGGACAAGAAGGTTGCCGACATGACGTACTTCGAAAGGAAGCAAGCATATGAGTGGGTGCAGGAGCACTTCACCGTCATCAACAACGAACAGGTGTACTCCTACTCAGACATCATCTTGTTTATGGAGAAGGTGATACGCCAGCAACCCATCGATGCGATCTTCATTGATCCGTACAACAGCCTCAAGCTGGACATGAGGGGGAGCAACATCGGTACACACGACTACCACTACGAAGCTGCCTCAGAGTTCCTTACGTTCAGTAAGTCTCAAGACATAGCGGTGTGGCTCAACTGTCACTCAGTTACTGAGGCTCAGCGTAGGAAAGGACCAGATGGATTACCTGTTGCCCCGTATGCAGAAGACACAGAGGGCGGTGGAAAGTTCGTAAACAGAGCGGATTGCTTTGTGACAATTCATCGAAAGATTCAATCGATGGACCCTATGATACGGAAAATGAGTGAGATACATATTCGAAAGGTTCGTGAGGTAGAGACAGGTGGCTCTCCAACACCCCTCGACGACCCGTACTGCTTGCTTATGAATCTGTCACACACGGGGTTCACCACAAGGATCGGCCAACGTGCTCTGTTCCAACCTATTAACTTCTTTGAAGAGTACACTGAGAAATCTAAATTGCCTATCGGTTCAGATTTTCTGTTCAAGAAGTCTTGACTTCTCAAATTTCTCTTGGTACCTTCGCCAATATGAAGAGAAGGACGAAGACTCCTAAGAGACGTACATCCAAAAAAAAACAATTGGGAAGGTACGCTAGTTCTCTAGAGAAGTATTGTGCAAACCAGCTTAAAGAATACGGGCTATCTTTTGACTATGAGGAACACACCTTTGAACTCATGGAAAAGTTCAGGTTCCCCAACAAGTATTTCAAAATGACTGCGAAAGGTAAGGAGATGGCAGACCGATCTGGGTCTGTCGTTCTCCCTATCACATACAAGCCCGACTTTGTGGGCAAAGACCATGACTGGATCATTGAGACAAAGGGATATCTCCCGTCTCATCATGACTTTCCAATGAGATGGAAACTTTTCATGAGGCATCTAGTAGCAACTGACTCAAAAACCATTATCTTTCTTGCCAAGAATAGTTCTCAAGTGGATCATGCGATCCAAGAGATACTAGAATCAATAAAGAATGGAAGCATATAGGCTCAGCTCCTACTATCTTATTGCTTGCGACAGAGTTCATCAGGTCATGGATGATTTATATGAAGCTCTTCACGATGAGAATGGTGACCCACTGCACGATACTGAATCAGTTATTGATGTGGTTGCCTCAACTCGTAAAGAGATCTATGAAGAGTTAGATATGATTAAATCAATTGTTGCAGAGTATGAAGATTTACAAGGTAAACGTCACGAATGAAATGATTCGCAGGGCTGAGGAGAAATCCCAGTGGCACGGCGACATCAACAACAGCATCCGCAAAGGAGAGGGGAATGTTGTGGGTTACCTTGGAGAAGAGATGGCACTGAAGTTTCTCAGTGATGTGGTTGAGGATAACAACTACGACTATGATATGGTGAGGTTCCCTGACTCTCCTTACATGTATACCATCGATGTAAAGACAAAGCAAAGAACCGTACCACCAAAAGACTATTACACGGTGCATGTAACAACTGCTTCACTGCATCAAAGGGTTGACACATATGTGTTTGCTCAAGTCAATAAGGTTAAGGGGGGTTATGAAGGTTGGATACTTGGCTGGATGGACAAAGACGAATACCTTATCAAAGCAAAGAAAGTTGGAG